CCCATGCATCTTGTGCACCTTTTGAAATGTATGCCGATACAACTACACCGTTGTACATTTTTTCTGAATCTGGATCATAATATTTATCTTCTTTAAATGAAACCATTTTGCCAACAGCGGATGGTTGGTGCATTTCACGAATGTTTCCACGGAATTTTTTGAATGCTTTAATGCTTGCCTCTGTTGTAACAATGTCATCTTGTTTATCTACATTGTCAAGTGTGGCAAAGCCTGAGACTGTACGTCTCTCTTTATCTACCTTACTAAAAGGCATTGAAAGGCGAAGTTGTTCGCCCTCGGTATCCCAATGGGCTTTTGATATAATCATACTAGTATATATTATAGGGCACTTTTTTTCATTATCTCATTTATTGAGACGCCCTGCCTTCTCCCTTCGGATTTCTTCCAGCAACTGTTGCTGACCCGTCAGACTGGGTGTTAACTCTTTCAGAGTCTCTCTGTCTATTAGTAGTTTCATTTGCTACATCTTGTGGTTTTAATTGAAACGGCTCGTCGCCATATGCTACCTGTGGTAAGCCAAGTTGCTGCCTTGCTTCATTAGGAAGCATAACCTGTGTCTTTACATATCTTTCAAGTATCTGTGACTGAGCAATCTCATCTGTAAGGGTTAACTCGTTAAACTTAAATTCTAAGATATCGGTTCTTTCACGAATTATTTTATTAATCATTTTTTCAAGTTGGCGCTGTGCTGGACGAGCAACTTGCTCCTTAAATGTACGATCTTGTGATAAGGCTGCTGCAATTCCAGAAGCATCGGAACCGCCTAACTTTGAAAGAGGAACTTGGTGAGCAACTAAAATATCATCACGATTTTGTTTTCTATATTCTTTGAAAGATCCATCTTGGATACCATTTTCAATTGGCTCCATTTTAAATTCAACTTTGCTGTTATCACTATCCCCTGGAAGTGGTATATACAAAGTTCTATGTGACTGCCCCTTTAAGTTTGTTTGTAAAAATCTAAACATTTTGTCTTCGGCATCGGCAGATAGTTTAGCACCTTTAAGAGTTACAACATATCTTGGTACCGCCTTATTAGAAAAATAGTCAATGTTATATTGAGATGCTAATTGATCGCCATGCAAAGATGATATAGCAGAAATAATGTCTGGTACTCCATAAAATGTGTTTAGCGGTGAGTATTGTTTAAAATGAATAATTTCATTTGGACGATTATCGGATGTTACTGGGTTAGGATTTTTTGCTCCAAAGTTTCTAAAATAAACAACCTTGTTTGCAATAATTTGAACAAATCCATCACGCATACGACGCACACGCATAGTTGTTGATGGTATATGTCCAATGTAGCCAATCTCTCCCCTTACTGTTCTACCAACTTCTAAGTATCCATTTCCAGTTGCCTGAACATCTGTATAAACCTTTTCCATTGTTGTTGTAAAAGAGTCATCATTGTTTAAACTCTCCAGCCAGTCTGTAAGTTCAATCTTTGATCTTTCAATTCGTTTACGAGCACGATCTGTAGCGCCACCATCAATTGAAGATTCTAACTTAAGCATTGTCCTAGGAGAAATTTCAAATTTATATCCTAGTCCAACAATATTTTCCACTTTAGCGTCAATTGCTGCATGGTTAGCAAAAGAAGTATCATAAAAATTTGCAAGTTCATAAACATTCCATGGAGGGGTGATAACATCAAAAAGTCCATAAGCATTACGATATAAAACTCCTGGGTTGATTTCTTTAGATTGTGCTCCATTAATTCCTGAGTTAACTGCAAGAGCGCTATCCATGTATGCTGGCGTTGCCTCTACCTTGGACATTCGTGCTGCACGTCTTTTAAAGTTATTGTCCAGTCCAGATAAATTTTTTAATTCTTCCCAGGTTTTGTTAAACGGATCGCTTTTTTTAAATTCATTTGCAGGCTCTTCGATGTCGTCAATCCTTGCGCCAATTCTATACTCTACTTGGTCACTCATTATTCTTCACTTCCCCATTTTTTGACAGTTTGCTGTGCTGCGTGCACTGCTCCTAAATCATTCATGCTTGGGATCAAACCTTCTGCCATTCTTTGCTTTTGCTCTGAGTACTCTTCTTCTGATATACGATTAAGCCCTGGAACAAAAACACAGTCACCATCTCCAGGATCCCCATAATGTCTTGCTGCTTCTTTTAATTTTGACATACTGGATAGGTCCCCCTTCATTGATGGAATGTTTAAAACTGATCCAGTTCCGTCAGTAAACCATTTTCCGTCAGCCTTTTTGTATACATACAGGCCCCAATCATACATTTTATCTATAACTTTAATGCGAGATTCGCCAATTTGGCCCTTCATTTTGGGCAGTTGTTTACGCTTTTTATTATTATTTGCATATTTCATAACCATCAGTATACCATACTATACTGGTATTTCAGTCTTTGTTTGCCACGCAGTATCCGAAAATATCTTAATTGAATCTCCCACAAAATTTAGACTTTCTGTAGTGTTGCTATCAACAACAATCTTATTTCTTCCTATGTATTTTTTATAAACAATGGATGGATCAACTCCGTATAACTCTGAAGACTCCGCAACTAAAACTCCATTCCAGTTGTAGGAAGAGTACCAGTATGACCAAAATAGGTCGACTGTTCCGTTATTTTTAATCCTGAGCCAAGGCCTATAAATTTTACTTTGAATTTCCTGCAAGTCTGTAGCCTGATAATTTGTAATACTATTAAATACAAAAGGCCCATTTAAATTTATTGAGCCCAGAAAATTATTTAAATCAAGGCTGTTGGCAAATGAAACACCAAAAACTGCCCACTCTTTTGCCTCAATTACTGGATCTTTTACCAGGTTGCCATTAATATAAAATGCTAGCCCGTTTACTGCCTGACCAGTGCTTTTATTAAGTGCAAATAATTTTCCTCTGTCGCCCTTTTCGCTTACAGCAGAAACATAGAATTGAATAGTATCGTTTTTATGCTGTAACTCGCAAACTTGAGTTGCTCCATATGGGAATTTATCAAAATCATACCTTAGCCACATCTGGAATGCAGATATTTTATAATTATTGGATGTGCTTCTATTTAATGGAATTCCTATTCCCCTGTTAATAAATGGGCTAAAAGAACCTCTTATTTCTATTCCACTTTTTCGTGTTGAGTATAAATATGGAACGCTTTCTTTTGTAATGCTGATTGGGTTCTTTGCTTTATAATCAAAATAAATACCAGTTTTTTTGTATGGATAAATAGGAAGACCAAATCTAGTTCCTATACCTTTTGCATGGTTGTGATCAAACGCTTGAGAAGATATTTCTAATTTTTTTAGTCCAATATTTTTATACTGCGTACCCTGAAGATTTGTAACTAAATGAATAACTATTGCCAAGTCATTAAAGTTTAACCCTGCGGGTGGGTAAATTATTGTGTTATCTGCAACTTCAAATACAGTATTTTGCCAATTGGGATAGTTTGACATGTTTAAAATTTTGTCATTTCTAATTGGGCTAACATATGTAAAATTTTTAAAGTTTTTATTTGCTCCAGCAGTTATATACTGAAAACTTATGTAACTCTTTATACTTGAACTTTCCGTATTATAGAAGTATGTCTTTGTAGATTTTTGCTCAATATCTTGATAATTTTCCCAACCAGAGAAAAGGGCATTGTCTAATTGTGCATATGTTCTTTGAACTGTATGATCATACTCTAATTCTAAAGAGTTATAGTCCCAACTGGCGGTTTGTTCTGTTGAGTAGACAATAGTAGGAGATGGGTAGTCTATATTAAACTGTAACATATCAAGATCATAAATTCTCTTTCCACTGGGGTCATCTACGTAGGAAGCAAAATATGACAAAGGAATGTAGTCTTCCCAATATCCTGCTGAAGAAATATCTAAATAGTAATTATTGTAATGAAGGAATCCTTGTAGAGTATATGTGGCTGTGTGATTTAAAAAATCTTCTCCTAAATCAATATCGCATAACCCATTATTTAAAAAATGTTGATTAACTGTATTTACGTTGTAATTGCTAAAAATATGGAATTTATAAAATTTTCCTTCAAAATTTTCAGTTCCATTTTGATTTGCACCAATGTATATTTTTAGTGAATTCTTGTTTCCAAAAAACTCATCAAGATTTGAACCAAAATAAGATATCATTTTGTCAAGTTTAAACCCTACGGGAATATAAGTATCTAAACTTATTTCATCAAATACGTTTAATGTAGTTAGATTGTTATCATAATAAAAATAATATTTTATTTCTAGATCTTCTAGAGTGGCTTTAAAATAATTTTCAGTATTTGAATCATAAACTGTAAATATTGTTTGTACATTGTCTTTGTTTAAGTCAAACTTAATGACAGCAGACAATCCATGGATCTCGTCGTCAATCATTGAAAAATTATCGAAATATGCGTAGGTCTTTTTGTTATTCCATGCTGAGTTTGGCCTAAAAGAAAAATATGTTTTTGTTTCATCTTGAATATCATAATTATCACTTACAAAATTTAATTCTGTTTTATCGTCTAAAAATAACGTTGGAAGTTTATGTGTAGACAAAGACAATGTTTTTTCTGTTGCAGACATATTGTCAAAGATTCCTTGGTTCCAACTTCCATTATTTGGATATGAATAATTTGAAGTATATTCTGAATATGGATAGTCTATATAAATTGATGATGCCCCGTAGGCTGAGTTAATTGTTTCTGGAGATATAACAGCCTGCCCGTAAGCCAGTCTTTTTTTAGCGATTAGTGTAGGCACTATATAAGAGTATACTGCAACACAATCTATCTCATATGGACTAACGTCTTCATAAGAATAAAAGCCAAGCCAATCTAATTCTTTCCCTGAATTATTAAATTCTAGTGGTAATTCTAACTCTGATTGTTTTAAGTTTAAAATAATTACCTGCTCGCCATTAACAATTAACGATGCTGTGTTTTGTGTAATTGTAATCTGAATAAGCATTGGCCTATACCACTCGCCAACATAATGAGAAGCAAAGTGTTTGCCAATAGACAAACTAATAAAAGCATCTTCAACATATAGGCCATCTTCTGATCCTATTGGACCAAAAATTCTTGTTGGCTCTTTAATGTCAGAGTTTATTCTCATCCACATTTCAACTGTATAATCTTTGTACCTTCCAGTTTCATTTAAAAATCCAAAACCTGGAATAATTAATGATGGCATGCCTGCATTTGGAATAATCTTAGTAATACTGTCTGATCCGTATGCCATGGGAACACTTGTGTTTTTAGCACAAAGTCTATTATTATTTATTAAGTAGTAGCCATTTTTTATTCCAGAGATATACGAGTTTGCTTCTACGCATTTGGTAATTCCTGATAAAGCAATAGTGCTTGGAAGTGGTAAAGATGTTGCCCCTAAAGAAGTTGTATTAAAATTTTCTGAGCATTGGCCTAAAGTAAATCCATTAGTAAAAATCTCATAGTTGTCAATATTAGATGCACCACCATTAAACTCAATCTTTATTAATGGCCTAAAAGATGTACTTTGAGATGGATATGTAGAATTGTGAGATAAAAAAATCCATTTTTGTGAGATATCAGTCACATACTTTGTAATGCTTTCTACTGTTTCTCCAGATGATGTGTCATTATATTCAAACCCTATCGATATTGACTTTAAGTATGCACTATTAGTGTAAAAATAACATCCAGATGTTAGGGTTGCTAGGCTGGAATTTAATTCATCTAAATCAATTAGGTCTGCACCTACAAATTTTATTTCCTTAGAAACTTCTAGGAAATCATCAAATTGTATTTTATTTAAGTGACTACTTAAAAATGGCTTGTTTAAATCTATATTGCTTGTAGTTACAGATGCGTCTAAAAAGTTCCATCCAGCCAAATTTCTTTGATTATTGGATACTAAAGATAAATAATCAACATTGTCATCTAGCGACCACAAGCCTATTGGATGTTCGGCAAAAATTTTTTCTGCATAAAGGTTTGATTGAATAGACATTGTTAGTCTATTTTATCATATTAAAGGTTTTTAAACCTTGGATTTCCCCAAGTGATTTCGTTGTATTTTAATCCAGGATACGGAGACTCTCCTACTGGAGCATTCCAAAAATCAGAAACAAATAGGTCGCCCTCATCTATTGTGGTTATCTCTCTTTGAAACTCTTCTGTCTCTGGAAATATAACGCAGTCTCCTGGCTTTAGATCTACGGCAATTTTATAGTTTTTAAATTTAAGTTCTCCCCCCGAATGTGAGTCTGTCCATTTTAAGATAGACCTAAATACATTCTTTGGTCTATTTGTAGACCATTGCATAGGAAAGGTTTTTTCATTGGTAAGTCTAAAAATATAACTTTTTCCAAGAATTGGAGGATCATAAAAAATTTTAGTCATGTCACTAACCGCAACCCCTATTGCAGTTACATATTTTTCAAAAACAGCAACAACTTCTCTTGTCATATCTCCATACGTGGCGATGTCAAATTCAACGTTATGTTGTGAGTATAGTGGATCATGAAGGGGAATGTGGTCTTCTTTTGTTTGAAACTTTACAGTATTAATAAAATCTTGAACTAACTTAATATCTTCTGCTGTAGCAACATTAATTATTTGATAAGTCATAACAATTCCTTTACTTTCTTGATTTTAATTATAGCACATTAAGGTCTAGTTTCTAGGAATCCACAACTTTTCATTTCCCTTGTTATGATACCTTGCCATAACAAACAGTAAATCTGAGAGCCTATTTAAATATTTTGCAATATTTATATTTAAACTATCCACCTTCCAAACCTCACGCTCTGCCCTTCTCACAACAGTTCTTGCATTGTGCAAAGGGCCTGTGGGTAAAACGAAAGAGTTGAGTGGCTCTAAATGTTCGTTATAATCATCAATTATATTTTCTAAATAAATAATTCTATCTTCTGATATTGTTATTGTTGGGGCACCAGATAATTCCGCTCCCAAGTCAAACAAATCACTTTGTACTCTATCTATAATGTCATTGTGAAACTCAGTTGCCATGCCTATAGCAGAGTTTGCTTCATCTACCGCCCCAATTGCCTCAATCAGATCACTGCCCTTATGTATTCTTTCATTAGTAGCAGTTGATGTATGACCATCATCACCAGTCTTTGTATAAATGCGAGTTAGATGTACCATTAGTGCCCTGTTAAAGAACGCCAAATATCTATTGTTTTAATATTGGCTATATGTAAACAAAGCAATGTCAGTGCAAACTGAACAATTACTTTATAATAAGATTTTTGATCTACATGTTTATCTAATAGTCTCATGGGAATACCACTTTTCCATTATTAGCCCAAACCAAACCTATTGAATCCCCTGGACTCAAAAGTTGTTGATCTATTGCAAGTTGTCCCCAACCCCACTCGCTTTTAGGGAAAGGAATTAATTTCTTTTCTTTAATAATAATTGCCCAGTATGCCTTTTCTGGTGGCATTGATTGACAAGACTCTGCCTTTTCGTTTGGCAAATTGTTAACTCTACAGACAACGGCTAAACCATATTTTTTAGTTCCCTCTATTTCAAAATTTGCCCTCTTTAAAACATCTAGCGCAGTCATGTTGTTATTTGCATCTATACATTTAGTTATTTTTGTGCCTTTGTCTAAAACATTATAATCAACATATAGATTGATGCATCCGTCTTCTCTATTTATTGCAGATAAGCCAAAAAAAACTAACACAAATACTGCTACAGACATCAGTATTTTTTTAATCATATTTATTTAACCTTTATCTCGCAATAGTCTGTAGTGCAATACATTTCCCCTTGAGCCTCAAGATTTTCTGCCCCATCATAAATAGCAGACCAGTTAATCTTGCCAATTTTGCCAACATACTCACTGTAATCTTTTTCTGTAATTTCTGTGTATGGTTGCTGTGGATAAGTTTTATTTCCCATTGGAAGAAATGAAACTGCCTTTAATTGGCCTTCGTACATATTAAGGGCTGGAGCAATAAACTTTGTCTCTTCTTCTTTATCAAAAGAAAGAGTTACAGAAACACCATTGTCTGACCAATATTTTTGAGCAGTTGCTGCCAAGCCAATTTTTTCAAATAGGCTAACTTCTTTCTCGGAGCGCTTGTGCCCTGATGCTACTGGGAAATAGACTACTTGAGTATTTGCTGAAACTAGGTCTGGTTCAATTTTATATCCCGCCGCTTTAAGTAAATGTATCATTGGATCAGTGTCCCCAAAACGGATAGCACGAAGATAAAATGCTCCGCCTGGCCCCCAGTGAACTCCAGGGGTAGCACCAGAGAGAAGTGAAACAGATCCTGATGGCTTAACTGTTGTTACACGAACCGACTCACGAACACATAGCCATTCTGAATAGGAATGGTCATACTTGCGAATTGTTTTGTAACCTTCATCCATCCATTCACGAATAACTGGAAGTCCATGCTCGTCAGCAAATGCAGCAATACCTGTAAGAGATGTGCCAATGCGTCGATTACGTTGCATGATACCGTTTGTAATTGGCCAGTGTGTTGGCATAAGCGTAACAGTTTTTCCATACAAGTAAGCAAACTTCAATGTCTTTAAAAAGTCTTCTTTTGAATTATGGCGATTAAGGTGAACCTCTACCAAAGTACAAAGTTCATAAGACTCTAATGGTTGTTCTGCACAGGGATTAAAACCCATAACACGTGCATCTTTGTAGTCTGGGGCATCTGCAAGACGACCATAGTCACGAGCAACTCCAAGCCAAATAAAACCTGGCTCTCCATTATCGGCAATTAAATCTACATAATCTTCATATTTTGTTCCAACCTCAGCAGCAATAGAATTATTACTCATCCATGCCCAACCTGGTTTATCTGGATCATAGGAGTTTCTCTCTGCAAAAACTTCTGGATTCTTGAGATTAATGAAGTCTTTATCTTCTGGGGTTCCTAGTGCAAGAGTTGCAGAACGACGAACATTTCCAGAAACAACACAAGTTCCAATGAGATTTACAATGTCAACAATTGCACGACTATCAAGTGGCTCAGTCGCTCTAGAGCCTATAACATTCCTGATACGTGTATGAAGGTCAATAAGTGGTTCAGGACCGCTAGCGACCCCTCCAAAGCCCTTAATTGGTGCTCCTAGAGGACGGATAAGGTCGTAATTAAATTCCTGAATTGATTGATTTTGGCGTAAAAATGAATTAATCAAAAGTCTTACTGACTCTACCCAGCCTTCACGAGTATCTGGAATTTCATAAATGGATACTGGTTCTGTTGGAGCATAAATAAACATTTGTTTTTCTTGTCCAAGGGTATCAAATCCAACTCCAATGCCTAGCATTAAAGCATCCATAACCCATGCAAATAATGCTCCTGGATCGTTACGATCAATATCTCTTGTTGAGACCATTGCACAATTTTGAAGGGATGCAGAGTTGCGTTTCTCCATAGTCATAGGGGTACCAAATGCCCAAAGACCTCGACCTGGTGGAGTCCACTTAAGATTAAACATTCTGTCATAGGCTTCTTGTGCTGACTTTTGAGCCTTATAGTCATTCCATGGAAGGCGGTTTTCTTTAGCATGATTCTTTTGTACTGAATACATGCCCTCAATAACACGCTTGCAGACTTCAAACCATCTTTCTTTAGTTCCATCTTCTTTCATTCGAGAATATGTTCGAATAAATGTGATCTCTCCTAGGGAATTGGTAGCAGCATCTCTAAAGCCAAAGGGCGCTTCAAGTTTTTGATAACTCTCTACGAAATCTGATGATAATTTAAAAGAAAAAAAGTCTGACATATGCGTAATCTCCTATTGTTGAATGTAGCAATTATAGCAGAGTATTCAAATTTAAAAAACTCTACCTTAAGTGTAACTATAGAGTTATTGAAATCTTAAAACTGTACTCTGTTTTGGATTGCATCTATTACAAGTATTATACTCTATTTTTGTATATGGACAAAATACTGTTTCAAGTTTGTGCCCAAGAATCAAGCAAAAAATCTTTTTTATAATGGAATAAATTGTCCCGCTCCTTCTATTATAGGATTTAACTGTTTAAGTGGTCTAATATTATATGCAATAGTAATTCTATTGGAATCTTCATTCCAGGACCCTACAGCATGTGGAAAACCATTTTGTGAAAGGACCGCCCTATTATTTTTGTTGACATTATCAAATCTACCACCATTAATCTTATAATAAGTTATAGAAGGCTCGGCATTAACACAGTAGTATCCATGAAATGGAAAATGTGTGTTTGATCCATGATCATGATATATTAAGTTATCTGGATCAATATTGTTGTTTAGTTTTATTGGATAATAATTAAACCAGCCATGAATATAGTATTTCTGTTTATCAAAATCAACATTGTAGTACTCACAAGCCTCTTTAGTTAAATTCTTGATTGCTTTGTGCAAATTGTAAATGCCCTCATTATAAAAATGAAAAATATTAAAATTAAGCCAATGATTTCCTGGATCATAGAATTTAGTTTTATCTAGCCAATTAACTTCTTTCATTTCTTCATATTTTTTATCAAGATATTTTGTTAAACTTTCTAAATTATTAGAGAGTTCAACTTCAAAAATTTTATGCTCTATAGAGCCCATTTTACAGAGGCATCCATTTATTTGGCTTTACTCCAACTAGACTATTCATTGGCGTAATGTCATATGCAATTGTTATTCTCTTACTATCAAAAAACCAATCATCTCTTCCGTGTGGATGCCCAGTTTCCGAAAGAATTGCTCGATTATTTTTATTCACATTCTCAAAAACATTATCCTTTTCTTTGTTAATTTGATAAAAAGTAGAAGATGGCTCTGCCTCTACACAATAATATCCATGAAACCAAGGAGCCCCTAGGCCATCAGAATGATCATGAAAATGAGAAGGATGTTTTAATGGATTGACACCATTGCTTCCAATTGTTTTAAGGTCTGAGTTAAACCATCCATGAATTAGATATTTTTGACTATCAAAATCAATGCCATAGTATTCACAGGCCTCCATAGTTAGTTTTCTTAATGCTTCTTTTAGTTTAAATATTTCTGGATTAACAAAAGTAAATATGTTGTAGTAATTAATTCCCAATTGAGTGAGTGTGCCTGGCTGATTCCTATCATACTTTTTTAAAATATCACTTGGAACTGATAAAATATTCTCTGTAAAAATTTTTTCTTCTATTTCAGATAAATATTGTTTTAATGACTCTAAGTCATTGTCTAATGTAACATCAAAAAACTTATGGCTTGGTTTCATGCTAGTGGAATCCAATGCTGTTCCCATTCTGGCATTATTCCCTTATGTGGTATTACGTCATAGGCTACTGTTATTCTTGGGCCTTCCCAATTCCAGTCTGCCATAGCATGAGGATGTCCAGTTTCTGAAAGAATTGCTCGATTATTTTTATTGATATTCTCAAAATCTTTATCAAAAACTTTATAATGAGTTGTTGATGGCTCTGCCTTTACACAATAATAGCCGTGAAACCACGGTGCTCCAGAGCCTCCATGTTCATGCCAATCTAATTTTCCAACATGATTATAGTTAATATTAAACCATCCCTGAACCCAAAAATCTTCTTTTTCAAAGTCAATACCGTAGTATTCACATGCTTCGACTGTCATTGATCTTACTGATCTAAATAATTTATGAATTGCTGGATGATAAAATTGAAATACATTGTATTTATTCCACTTACTAGTCGTTATGCTTCCAGAGGTATCCCAGAGTGTTTTTTCTCCCTGATCATTTTTTAATATTTCCCCATTTTTAATGCGGTCATATTGTTTTCCTAAAAATAATGACAAATCGTCTAAGTCAGAGTTTAAATTTCTTTCAAAAAATTTATGCGTAACGTTAGTGTTAATGCTAGTGCTTCTTAAAGGTACGTTGTCGTACATTTTATCTCCCGTCTTTTTATATTAGTATAGCATATAAAAAAATGAGATTTATTTATTGTGAGTTAAATAATCTCCAGCAATAAACCAGTCTTGTGGCTCGCAACTAAAGGATATAACAGTGTGTGAACTGTCATCTGTGTCTATTGAGGTTACTGGAACTTCAATTACAGATCCATCTTCTGCTATCTTAATTAAGATATCTCCAATAGCAACTCCGCCTGCTTCAACGAATACATGGAATGGGTCACCCTTAACAAACATTGGGTGATTTAAAGAAAACTTTGAATTGCTTTCTCCATTAAAATAAATAACTTCTTGTACAATTGATGGAACTATTGCGGTAACAGTTACATCTACAAGACCAGTGCTAGTTACAGTTGGTACTGCGATGCTTCTCCAATCAGAATCTTCCTGATCTCCATCACCCAAAGGTAACTCTGCTATACCTATTGTTCTCATTTGATCATCAATTTGTATGTCCTTGGCTTGAACAGTTCCGCCTGGAACTCTAATTAAGGTGTCTTCATGAACACATGGCCCTACCCGCCATGGAGTAAATCCAAACGCACCAAATGGTGTGAATCCGAATGGTGTAAATCCAAATGGTGTAAATCCAAAAGCACCAAATGGAGCAAATCCAAATGGCGTGAATGAGAATGATGTAAGTGTTGTAGAATATTCAGACCATTCTGAATCTCCATTGGCATTTTTTGCTCTTACACGATAAGCCTGAGCAGTTCCTGCTTCTTGTCCCACAGAAACAGAAGTTGATCCTGTATTGCCAGATTTGCTATCATTTGATTCCCAATCATAACTAGTAATTGCTGAGCCACCAGTTGCAGGGGCTGTCCAAGAAACATCATCATTTGCTGCCCCGCCCTGAGCAGTTGCAGTAGGTGCTGATGGTTTATTTGGAACAGTTGTTGCAGTAATTGATGATGATGCTGTTGATGCTAGTGAATTTCCAACTGCATTTGTTGCTATGACTGTAAATGTATATGCTGTATCTGATTGTAAACCAGTTACAGATATTGGAGAGGATGCTCCTGATGCAGTATATGATCCTGGATTGGATGTTACTGTATAAGATGTGGCAGCAGGTGAGTTTGCTGGTAAAGAAAATGTTACATCAGCCCGTCCATTATTGAATGCACGACCTGAAGGTACGTTTGTTGCGGTTACTGACGTTGGTGCCAATGGCTCCAAAAAGTCATTTGATGCCTGGGACTTTCTGCCCGTTTTCTTACCTGATGCCATTATCTACTCCTTTAATTTTGTTTGTTATGCTGAAAGATCGCCGAATACTACCCAAGAATCAGTTGCACGCTTAAATAGTGTACAAGATGACCACTGTGTTCGTAGTTTTAGACCTGGGGTAGAGTTAACAGTAACTCCGCTATCTCCTGCAATTGTTACTTGTCCTGCACCAGTTTGCAAAATATCCAGAGTGGTTCCGACTGGGAAAGCAACTGCGCTATTTAGTGGGATAGTAATTGTTGTTCCTGATGATGAATTTACTTCAATTAAAGAATCTCTTTCAGATGTGGCTGTAAGAGTATATGAAGCAGTCTTAGAAATAATTGGTGTCCGTGAAGGAACGCCTTCCTTAGTCTGAGTTCCATCTGGGAATGCTACCCCAGCAGATACTGTTACTGTGTTTGCCTCAAGGAATTTAAGAGCAAGTGTGTCTAGTGTGCCTTCTGTAAAGTCTACAGTTGTTGCTGGCTCAGTTGTAACACCATCAAATAATTTCCATTTTCCATCTGTTACGTCTTTTACAAGACCAGAGTGCTTTTGAGTTCCATCATTGTATGATGTGATTAAACCTAAGTCTGTAGTATTTGCAGCGTTAGTATGTCCAAGTTGTAATAATGTATCTTCAATTTGAATCTGTGTTGCAGATACAAGAACGTTAGATCCGTTTACAATAAAGTTACCATCAACTGTTAGGTTTTGATCAATCTCTACGGAACCTGTAAATGTTGCTCCTGAAAGTGAAGCCTTTCCATTAATTTGTGATTGAATATCAGATGTTACGTTTGCAAGATATCCAATTTCTGTATCTGATACATCAGTAACTTTATCTTGCTTGTATGTTATGTTTGTTGTAATTGTTGATAAATCTGTTGTAAGTCCTGAAATCTTAGACTGTGCAATTGCAGCAGTGTTTGAAATCTCTGCATCTGAAATTGCTTCATTTGCAATGTGCTCTGATGAAATTGCATTATCAGCAATCTTTGATCCATCAATAGCGTCAGCAGCAATTTTGCCACTTGTTACTGCGCTAGAAGCAATCTTTGCCTCAGTTACAGATCCGTCTACTGGTGTACGCTCATTGGTAAGTGCTGCGTTGTCATTATAAACAAGGTTTAGAGTATTAGAAATACCGTGAACACTTGTATTTGCTGATGTATGTGCACTCACATTGCCAGTTAAGTAAATAGCATTGCTTGTTAGTTCTGATATTGAGTTTGTGTTTAATGCTATGGAATTTCCTAAATTAATTAAATTTTGTGTAACGTTATATGCATAGTTTGCATCTCCGTTAAGTGAATTTGCTAACTCCCAAATACTATTAAGGGCGTTTGGCGCTGCGCCAACTAGGTCTGCGACTGCTGCGTCTACTAGGCCTTGAACTTCTGATGAGTCAAATACTATAGAGGCATCTACGAAATAGGCTAGGCTTGTCCAAGCACTTGATCCGTTACCCACTTTAAACTTATTTGTGTCTGTTTCAAAACCAATTTCACCTGCTGCTAGAGTTGGGTTTGCTGCAGTCCATTGTGCTGCAGTTCCTCTTCGCTGTTGCATTCTTGTTGCCATTTATATTTCCTCCGTGGGTAATAAACTTATGATGTAATTATAACAGATGTTTTAATTAAAATTATCTGTTGCAACTCCACCGTTGTATGTTTCTGTCCAACTGTTTGTGCTTGGTAGTCCGCCGTCTGCTGGAGTACCTTGTGGTGCATTATAAAACCCACTAGATACAAATTGGCTTACTATAAATCCAGTTCCATCAATCGCTGTATCGTGAATGTGGTCTGGAAGGCTTGTTGTGTCATCTATTGCTGCTTGTGTATACCATGTTCCATTGTAGTAAACATTAATTCGTGATGTTAATGAGTCAAACCATAATTGTCCGTTGGTTGGTGTTGCTGGGGCTGTAGCACCTACTGGCATTGCCCCAGTAACAGAGTCTACGTATGCTTTTGTAGCAGCATGTGTGCTTTCAGTAGGAGTGGCAACAGTAACTGTGCCTCCAAATGTACCGCCAAGTGTGACAGAGAGTCCATTCTTGACTTTGAAGTCTTTATTTACTGTTGCCATCTTTTACTCCTCGTATTTTTTAGTTATTTTAAGATTGTTCCGACAATCATAACATCAGAGTTATTATTGGCGGTTGTAACACGAACACGAACATCTGTACCACTTACATCTGCTGTAACTGATCCAAGTGAACCATTTGTTCCTACCATTGCATATTCTGTGATTGCAACGTTATCTGATGTATCAAGTGTTAAGATAACTTTTGAAACATCTGTGTGAGATCCATTGGCAATTTTAACCAAAAACTCACCTGAGCGGTAGTCTGCCTTGGCCCATGATGCTGCTGTGCTTGTGCTTGCTGTTGCTACAGTTGCCTGTGCTGCTATTTGCTTTGCAACATTGTTAATCTCTACTGCTACAAAGTCTGGAACTACTGCTTCAAGAGCGGCAACTGCACGAGCATTTGTAAAGTATAGATTTGAAGTACCTTCTGAAAGGTCATCTGTATCAGAATCTGCCACTCCGTTTTCTGCGGAAATAGTAAGTCCTGAACCTGAACCTGTGATAGTAATGTTTGTAAGTGTTGCACTAGTTAAAAGTTCTGCTGCAGAAGTCTTTGCACGGGTATTTGTATAGTACTCGTTAGTTCCTTCTTCAATGTCTGAAGTTGTCAGAGCGTCAATTGCAGATGAAATTGCATTGGACATACCAGTTACAGAGATTGTATTTCCTGTAATATCGATATTGTCTCCTGCAGTTAAAATATTTTGCTTTAATGCAACCGAGTTAGCAAGTGTTGTTGCAAAGTTAGCGTCGTCTCCGATTGCTGCTGCCAACTCATTGAGTGTGTTAAGAAGATCTGGTGCTGAGTCAACAAGACCTGATACTGCTCCATCAACATACGCAGTTGTTGCAAGAACGTTTGAGTTTGTTCCAGAAGTTGCAGTTGGTGCTGTTGGGGTACCAGTTAATGCTGGTGATTCAAGTGGTGCCTTATTGTCAAGTTGTGCTTGAACGTTTGAGGCTGCTCCACTTAAATAGTTAAGTTCAGTTGTTGTTGCTGTAATGCCATCTAGCACATTAACTTCTGCTGCTGTTGCTGATACGTTTGTTAGGTTTGTTGTAGCGATTTCAATATTTGATGAACCATCAAATGAAACACCAGCAATATTTCTTGCTGTTTCTAATGTTGTTGCTGTATCTGCATTACCAGTAACATCTCCTACAAGGTTTGCTGTAATTACGTTTGCAGAAAAACTTGCACTTCCATTACGCTTTACAACTGTGTTAGCAGTCGCTGCGTCTGTTGCAGTTCCGCCAATTAATCCGATGATGTAGTTTTGGTCATCGGTTTTCTTTGTTAAAACGTCAAAATTGTTTACGGTTGCTGTAGAACCTTCAACAATCAGACCATTTTTTACTTTAAAGTCTTTTGATACTGTTGCCATTTTTTATCTCCTAGATTAGGCCTTAAGTCCAATTCGTGCATAACGAACTGTGACTGGCTTGATTGCTGGATCTGGGGTCACAGTTATTGCAACTGTATTTCCAGTCCTTGAGACACTAACGGTTCCAATATTCCCATTGTTGTCAATTGTTCCATATTCGCTAACGTTTACATTTGAACCGTCAACCAATATTGTCATTTCTGTAGCATAGTATTTATTATCGCCAGCAGAAGTTTTTGCAATAGAGATGATATATTTAACCATTCTCCATACTGTTGCATCAAAACTATCAATTACTGTAGCATTTTCAATGCCAGAAATTGTGTTCTCATTATTACCAGAAGATCCCAAGTCTGTGGACTGGGCAGCGGTAGAATCAATTAATTTCTCGTAATCAGTCTGTGTTGGACGATCACCAGTTTGAAATAAGGTCTTTACTGTGGATAAGGATACGATTGCCATGGTGTTATTATAACATTATTTTAAAGACTTTTTATCCAAACCTGATAGTTATTAATTATAATTTCAACACTGCCTTTATTCTCTTCTAAAAACTTGTCAATACCCAATTTTGGTTCTAATTCAATGTTTTTAGTATCATGTTTCCATTGATAGTCATCGAAGGCTAATACTCCATCCCGCTTTAAAAGCGGTAAAGAATAAACTGCATCTTGGTAGACTCCTTCTGCTGTATGATCTCCATCAATATATATGAAGTCAAACTTTTCAGTACAAGACTGTAGATATGAAATGCTTGTGCCTTTGTGTTTTTTAATATTTGAAAATTTGGACATTCTTTTGTCATAGAAAGACTCAACATTAGACCAGTCAAATTCTTTATGAATAGGTTCTTCAGATCCTTCCCAAGTATCAACATCTGTTAAAGTAGATGTTGGATTTGTAAGTATATTTTTTAATATCCATTCTGACGCATCACCAGTATAGGCACCTATCTGTAAAAAATTAAGGTTTGGCATGTGCCTATATCGGCTTAAGCCATATTCAAAATTTTTACTATGTGGCCTAAACCAGTTAGGATACTCCATTTTGCTCCCAAAAAGATATTACATCTCTTCTGGATTTGTGATGTATTCCGTCTGGGTGCTCCTTATGCTCTTTTGTATTATGGGGAGAGGTAACTGATGTTTCAAAATCCATAGAATAGGTAAATAGTGGCTTGGAGTAACTTTTAACTCCGTGGTAAATAATAAAGTCTGCAAGGGCTCTATAGTCAGGTGGTAAAACATATTTTCCGTCAACAAAGTATTTGTCAACTATTTTTTTTGCACCTTCTTTGGTTATTAAATAGCAGGCAGCAGACCAGTCTCTATGCTCTCTCATGTGGAATGAGGTATTGACTTGAAAGTTATGAATAATGCAAAACTGCAAAACATCATATTTAGGTTTAATAGAATTAAGAAAATCTTCAAAAGTAAAATTCCAATATTTTACTGTCTCAAAACTAAGATCATCCTCTATAATAATTGCATACTCAGAGTCTGAGGTTTCAAGCCATTTTTTTATTGTGCTTAGATGAGAAATGGTGGCTCCTAGTTCTGAATCAGTTAGAGACAAGTGATGTCTATTAAAGACAAGGCTTTCCCAGTCTGTACTACTTCCGTCAACTGCCTCTATAATATTATAATTAGAAAGGTTGTTATCTTTTAGTTGCTGGTTTATATAATCAAATCTATCTGTCCTTGATTTTAAATTAATAACGTATACAGGCTCAAAGCCTTTTAATTTATTTAAACCAGTATGTTCCGACATGTTGAACCCTCACATAAGGAGCAAGGTAAATTTTACCACCGCTCATTTTCCATAATTTACAAAATTGATAATCTTCCGATAATAGCCTTTCGCTATCATGATCAATTATTGCTTGCCAAAAATCATAAATTGGATCTCCAAAAACAATAGACCCTACTTCTTGCTGATCACATCTGTATTGTGGTATATCTTTTTTAATTGTTTCAAAAACTTTACGAGAGATTAGCATAAGGCCAGTACCCATATAATCAACCTCAACTATGTTTTTTGGATTTTCTCTTAATTTTTCTCTTTGATCAGGGCTCATGTTTACATTATAAATAGCAGTAAACTTTTCTAAATCTGGCTTATCCTCTTTTGCAGCCTTTCTAACTCTTTCCCAGTTAATTCCTTTCATTGGCACAGCAGCACCAATTAAATCAACTTCCTCTGAAATCATTTTTATAATTCCGTCTGCCCCAAAACCTTCATCTGCATCAATAAATAAAAGATAGTCGCTATTAGATCTTAAAAACATTTCAGTTAATAGATTTCGTGCTCGTGTGATTAAAGACTCATTAGCAATATCTATAAAGTTTGCGGTGTGGCCTGAATTTGACAATTCCTTAACTAATTCAAGAACACTTTTCATGTATACGCCACTGCACATTCCACCGTACATTGGTGTTGCAATTGTAATATGTGCCATACACTTCCTATCTATAGAATGTAGTTACTAAACCCAATAACTTGCAATGGAATTGGCGGTGGATTAGTAGAACTATATCCTTCAACTCCAACATTAATAAACCTTATGCGAAACGGTAAAACATCATTAATCCTTACAACTCTTGTTTCTGGAACAATCTTTGTAATTGAATAATTCTCTAAAGTTATACTTCTTGTCTTATTAGCACCCTTGTTGGATAGGACTGCTTTTGCCATTAATCTGTTACATCTTCTAGGATAATCATGCTACCCTGAGCAACTGTCCAAACCTGAAGATTACCAGCAGAGGAAAGTTGTATGTCAAAGATGTCTCCTGTTTGAAGAGATACTGATTCTGATGCTTCTAGTGAAACTGTAAATTCGCCATCTCCATCATCTGCATCATGAATTGGTGTTAATGCCATAATGGTAGTTGCATCATCTGTAATTACCCCTGCATTTTTAGAAAGATTTGGACGTTTAATTTTCATTGTAATTGTCCAATCTGGAATATTTAATGGTTGTTTAGCATCATCAGTTACGTAAACACGAAATGCAGAGGTGTCTCCACGAACCACTGTCCATGTTACTGTTGGAGGCTTATTGCCAACCTCATACTGACCGCTACTGCTTCTTGTTGTTGCCATGATTTAATTATAACACTTAAAGTCCGTTTTTAACAGCACCCCAAGTGGCATTTCCTCCTTTAATTGGTGACACTAATAATTTTCCATTGGTTGCGTGGGAATATGCAACCACAGCAATAACGGAAGATCCAGAAGATGGCTTAGTCAAGGTTAGCCCTCCAGATAAACCTACATATAATTTATCTCCCTCATCATATGCGGAAGTATTGAGATTTTCTAATGTTCCAACAGTGACTACAAGTCCATCATTTGCGTCTTGCATCGTTGCTTTTGCCAAACCGATGCATGGAAATGTTTCAATATTGCTTGCTTGAGATTTTGCGATAGTGGTCCTGCCGTTTGCATATCCTGTTATATATACGGGAGTTCCTTTTGTTATTTCTGCCCCGCTAACATTTCTTACGTCTAGAGACAGGTATGGAACCTGCAGCGCAGTTAATAAATCATTAACCTTTTCTGCCAATTCCTGCATATCAGAGTGAACATTAACAGGATCATCTGATATAGGATATGGTATTTCTTGAGGATTCGTTAAACCAGTAGCCATGATTTTACATTATACCATTAAAAGTATACCTA